ACAAGTCACCAGCCAATAATTGATGAGCGACTTTATTTACAGTCAACGTGGCTGAGTTATTGGTCGTGGTTAAAGTGCATGATGTTAAAGCTGTGTCTAATGGTGTGATATCATGAAAGACACCTCCATAATATATTGCTAACAATCTATGAGAAGCGACAGCAAGATAACGGTTGCCATCTAAATCTGACCAATTGTGTATGTCACGAGTCACACCAACGATGGTATCACCAGAAGTTTTTTTCCATCCGCCAATTTTTTCTGGTTCGCCATAACGAAATCTTACAAAGTCACCATCAACCCAAGTGCTTTGAGCAATAGATTCTGAGATTTGTTTATTAAAACCTGGCTGAAAAGGGACTTTAATAAGTGGCATAGAGTCTCCTATGTTTTAATCATAAATTTTAAACATAAAAAAGGCTGTAACGTGGACTGAGAACTACCGCTAAAAGTGTGGGTATGTGTGTCTCCGTTTGCTGTACCTGTTGTTTGCGAACCAGAGGAAGCACTGCCACCTGTTGAATAAGTTCCGTAAGCTTGTGTATTATCATCGGGAGTACCGCCTCCGTATATCCCTGAAGAGCTTCCGCTGCCTTGAGGCGATGTAACGTTATTTGGTCCAAGCATCAAGTGAAAATGTTTAGGCATCATGGCCTCAGTCAAAGCTGTTCCCGAATTTGTACCTGCTGGACTGACCGTAGCTGAACCACCAGTATCAGCTATTGCAACCGATGATGATTTTCCATAAACAACTCGGTCTTTTAAATCTGGTAATGTAAATGTGCTAGAACCATCCCCAGCCCCATATGTCGTTCCGATAAGTGCAAACAAAGCTGAGTAAGTTGACCTAGATACTGCACTACCATCACATTCTAAATATCCCGTTGGTGCAGAAGATACAGTCCAAGGTACAATAGTGCCAGTTGCCACTGTTTGATTACCAAGCGAACCAGCTAAATTATTACTCGTAAAATTATATTTTGTTGCTTCGTACGTTGCCATTATTTATCCTTAAATGTCCATCCAACTGTTGCGTCCCCAGAAAAAACTAAGGTAAAACCAGCACCCTCAGTTGCCACTGTAAGATCTGCAGCTGCGTTTACAATATTAGAGCTGTTACGCCCCACCGTTAAATTATTGGTATCAAATGTATATCGTGCATCTAAAAAAGTTACTTCATCACCAGCTGCTGGTGAAGCTGGTAATGTGATCGTCACCGCACCAGACGATGTGTTTACTAAAAGCTGTGCACCAGGTTGAACTGTTTCTGCTGCTGAGACTGTTCTCCAAAATTTAGTTTCTTGGTCTTTAACAATATCTGTGCCATTAGAATGACAGATGTAATGATTGCCTTCACATAATAAAAATCCAGTTTGACTGGTTACTTTAAAAGTCAAAGTAAATCCAGCGTGATCTGTGCCATCTATTACATTAAAAAACTTTTCTATACTAGCAGGCATGTTTACAGTTCTATTTGCCGCCAAAGTGCCAGTGAATTTTAAAGACATGTTTCTTGCATTTGATATTGCCGCATTAGACATGACTAAAGTTACGTCTGCGGATGCAACATCTATTTCTTGATAACCCGCAATGGCCTGTTCAACTAATTCTAAATTTGCATTGGTTTTATCACCCCAAGTTCCAGAGTTTTCCCCTGTTGCCATTTTTTCTAGTTTTATATCGTCTGAAAATGTTGAAGCCATAATTTTGTCCTGTTTGTTTAATTATATAAGTAGTTAGGCTACCTTTTCAACCTCATCAACTTTTTTCCATGTCTGACTGGTGCCAGTGCTGACATCAGTCCATGTCTGAGAAGAGCCTGTGCTTACGGCTGAATATGTCTGTGCTGTGCCTGTATCTACAGTTCCCCAAGCGACACCGTTTGCAATGCCAACAGATATTGTTACCGCTGATCCAGTTACGCTTACATTAGCATTAGCTTTAACGACAGTAAAACTAGATATTGCTGATGTGAGTGCACTGCCAGTTACGCTTACATTAGCATCTCCAGTTTGTGAAGAGCTACCAGCGTTCATTGCTAAAGCAATACCTGAAACTTCTACTATGGTATTAGGTACACCTTGTGCTCCAAAACAATCTTCAGCAAATGTGGTTGCACCAAAATACATTAATTACCTCGCATCTTTTATTGCTTGTAGTTTAGTTTTCTCGCTACTGATAGTTTCTGCGTCTATCTCTCTATCTAATCTATCTTTGTAACTACCTGCTGCAACTTTAGCATTGTAGTCAGCTTCATGTGTTGATACTTTTTGTTCTAGCATAGTGGTTGCAATTTCTGTTCCAAACTTAGCTTCAGCGTGTTGTACCCAGCTTTCTGCATCTATAACTACATGTCGTAATACTTTAGTTTGTTTATCTGTTAACGTTATTGCCATAATTTTACCCTAATAAAAATCCTTGAAAGGTTGTATTTGCTGCATTTATATCAACCACATCTGTGGCATCAAATATTTGTAATGTTACTGTTGCTGTATCCGAAGCATCCATGTCTGCAACCGCAGTAACCTGTGCAGTACCATCTCCAGAACCAGATATATTTTCTGCTGGGTCAAACTCATATAAATATGAACGATTACTTGTCACAATATTTAAGCGGCCTGTAGTCATACCTGTCGTATGATCATGGAATTTAACAATAGCATTTAAAAAATATGTGCCAGTTACAGGAGCAGTAAAAGTATTACTTGCAAAATCAGCATTTTTATCAAAAATTTCTGTACCAAATACTACTGTAGCAGCTGTGCCTCCACCCGTAGCATTGTCTTGGTCTGAAGATGGTGTAACGCTAAACGCTGGTTGTGTTGCATTTACCATAATTCCGTTTGAATCTTTTGTAACCACCGTTCCTGTTTCCGCTGGAACAGTTAAAGTATTAGTACCTGCTGCTGCTGGTACATCAACCGTTACTTGTCCTGAGCTACTGCCTTTGATTACTAATGGCATTTATCATCCCTCCTTTTCTGGTTCTAAAATTAATTTACCATTTGAATCTGTTAAAGCAGTATCTTTCATAAATTGATCTTGTCTTTCACCCACCACCATCCATGAAATCGTATCTGTGCAATCATTATCCTGTGCAGTGATCGTTAAGACATTACCTGATACCGAACCTTTAACTGCGGTCCATCCACTTTCATTACTAGTAAAACATTGTACGTCTGTATTCAATGCAACAAATGTACCATCTGTCATACCTGTTGCTGTATCTATATTTACAGCAGCAGTTCCACCAACTAAATCAACTTTACCTCGATAAATTAAATCAGCTTGTGGTCCTTCTATAAAAGAATGAACTAAATAATGTGAACTATTTTTACTTTCTAATGGGTGTGGAATTTTAAATGATCCAGCACTTTTAGAAAGTGTTCCTGCAATATTGACATCACCAACACCTTTTGGTACTAATCTTATACCAATATTACCATCACTTCCTACACCTTCTATTAATACAGGATTGTTTGTGGTAGATCCAACAATCCTACAGTGATTTACTGCACTCGCTGTGCAAAAAATATCCATTTGTGTTGCACTAGCACCATTAAACTTAATAGTAGTAGCATTTCCACCAGCATTACTTAATTGAAGATTACCACTACTATCACCTTCTAGTGTTTCGTTGCCTGTGCTTCCAAAATGAAAAGTACCAGTTGATTGCATTTTAAATCTTTCTGTGCCAGAAACTTTAAAATCTATTCGGTCATCAGTATCGGCCTGTATGCTGGTATCGCCATCAGCATCTAATATTAATTCTGTGCCATTTAAATCAACACTTGATTCTGTAGTTTGTAAATCTGTGTTATCTCCTTTTGTGCCATGTATCGTTACTGCCATAATCTACTCCTTTGGATATTTGTCTTTAATTGCTTTGATGTCTGCTTTCCAAGCGTCAATGCCATCATTATAAATTTTATCCAACTGCTCTGGTATAGAAGGATATTCAGCTTTACGTTTTCTTGCATAATCAAGATTGTTATAAGCAGTCTCTAGCTCACTTACTTTTGCTAAAATATCAGCTTTTGCTACTGGCGTGGTAACCCAGTCAATGTTATCTATATCATCTTCTATCATTACAAAAGACGCATTAGGGTCTATGGCTTTTATAGCTGCTGCTATGTCTTTTCCTGGATATACATCTTCTGCCATTATTCAATCTCCGTCAAACATACATGAGTACGACATCTACTTGTAAAATTATTGTCCGTGTCATTTTGAGTTCTATTCACATATAATGTTGTAGAGCCGTCTCCAGCACCAAAATAAAATTTGTAATCCACTTGATTTGTTGTGTTTGGACTATCAACTAATGTTCCACCAAACCAAGCAGATGACCTATTACCATCTCCTTGTCGGTCATAATTACCTGCAATGGCCGCTTGACGGCTACCAGATGCGTCACCTGATAACGCTGTTACATGTGAATAACCACCACTATTTATTTGTCTATACAATCTCATTCGTAGCCCACCCACATCTGCTAAAATTTTTACTTGAGGTATAAAGAAATCTATTTTTACTTTATTTGATGATGATGTTGGTGTTATTGAGTAGGCTTTTGTGCCAGCATGATCTGAAGTAGAATTAGTAACACTTATGGTATAACTTAAATGATCACTATCAGCTACAGTTTGTAAAATTTTAAATCCCGAACCTAATGTACCACTATTGGTTATAGTGCCACCTGAGTCAATCGTTAAGGTTGAACCAGATTTTACATTTAAGTTATTTGCAGTAATACTAAAATCTGTATTACCACCAGATTGAATATCAATTTCACCGCTAGTGTCTGAGATTAATTGTAAACCATTACTAGTATCTGCATTAATTTTACATGTCATAATATCACCCATCTTTGTCCACTAGGGACGGTTACTGTTACTCCACTTGCTATGGTTATTGGTCCTACGCTCATGGCATTTTTGCCAGACGTTATCGTATAATTAGCAGCAATATCATCAGCATTTTCATAAATCGCACCACCACTAAAAGCAGTTGGATTCATTTCCATCACATCGGAACCAGCAATTCTAAAGTCTATTTGATCGTCAGTATCCGCAGTGATTGAAGTGTCGGCATCAGCATCCAGTATAAGCTCTTTACCGTTTAAATCCATACCATTATTTGGTAATAGTTTACCCGCATCGGACCCATCAATGGTTAAAAATGTGGTGTCTGAACTTCCATCGGTGCCTTTGAAAATTATATCAGTATCATTTCCTTGAGCATCAATCGTGATGTTACCAGCCGATGTTGCCAAAGTTGAGGCCGCATCACCAACGCCAATATCATCTAATGCCGGAGCAGGTGTTGCTGCAAAAGATAACGTACCGCTACCATCGGTTTTTAAAACATGATTAGCTGAACCATCTGCAGTCGGCATATTAAACGCAGTACCACCAGAGGTCATAATTATTTTACTACCATCTGACGCTATGCTTTCATTGGCATCATGTAATTGTAATGTTGGTGTGCCACCACTATCTTCTAACAAAAGACCCGTATCATGCACATGAGTTAAAGTAATTTCATCATTTGCACCAAAAGATAAAACCGCACCATCGTGTTGCAATTCTAAATCTTGAGTCAAGGTCACATCACCATCAGATCCTATTGCTATAGCGTCTGTATCTGAGGCAGAACCTATTTGTCCGCCATCTGCTATAGTAATACCACCTGAATGCACATCTCTTTGACTAAAAGTTACCACTCCGTCTGAGGCTATTGCTATTGAGTCTGTGTCACTGGTGTGGCCTATATTGGTGCCATTGATGATTATGTTATCTACAGTCAGAGTCGTCAATGTGCCAAGTGATGTAATGTTGGTTTGTGCCGCTGTTGTCAAAGTTACATCTGCGATATAAGTTTTAATTCTAGACACTTCACATTTTTTCTCTGTACCACCAGCACCATCATCGACAATAATCAAATCAGCATCAGCTAGGGCAGCACCTATATCTGATGCACCATCTATATCCAATGCCCCTATATCTACTTTATTGGCTGTCGAGATAGTGGCTAATTTAGTGTCAGCAATTGCAGCATCTGACGCTACACTTGCATTAACAACAGCATTGGCAGCTAATTGATCAGCCCCTACAGCATCATCAGCAATTTTTGCTTGAGTTACATTGTCATCCACAATTGAGGCTGTTACCACAGCATTTGCGGCTAACTGGTCTGCACCAACAGCATCGTCCGCTATCATAGACTGTTCTACTGCATCACTTTGTATGGTCATTGCCCCGCTAGAGGCTAAACCAATATCTCCGCTTACTGCTACCTCTTCGTAACTTGTGCCATCACCCACCAGAATTTTACCAGAGGTCACATCTGGCATAATTAGTTTTGCTGGTAAAGTTAAGTTATTGTTTGCGTCTAAGACCATGGCCTTACTGGCAGGCATGGTGCAAAAAACAAACTTAGCTCCAGCAGAAAAATTAACAGCACTATCACTATTAGAACTTGAAATAATTGTGGTACGAGCTAAAGTTGAGCTATCTGCTGATAATGTCCCCAAACCAACTTCAAATTCAGCATTGAGTTGAATACAATAATAGGTGGTATTATTGTTACCTATACCTGCTGCAAACGTTTCAAAACCTTGCACTGCACCAGCTAATGTAACTGTGCCCGTGCCAGTGGTCGTGGTAGTTTCTTTTACACGGTCATTGAGAACTAACGCCATGTGTCACCTCTATGCTATTCGTATGACAGCAGCTGAAGAAGTAAAGGCAGGAAACTGTATTGTAAAAGTTCCAGATGTAGCTGTTTTATCAGCTCCAAAATTTAAAACACACACTGCTGGATCTCCAGAAGCGGTGTCATTGTATATTAAAGCACCCCTTGCTGTTAATGTCACACCAGTGAATGAAAGATCTGCAAAATCAACTAATGCTGTGTCAGATGATAATGACGTGCCTGCATTTGTTAAAGCACTTCCCCCAGAGGCGTATTGACCTGTGGCTGATACTTGATTATCTGTTGTAAATGATGTGGTTGATTTACCTAAAGTAGCACTGCTGGTATACAGTGCTAATTTAAATGAATTGCCCCCACTTGATTTGAAATTGTGTGTGCCTTCAAGCAACTCTTTTTTAAATGAATTACATATTGCATTAGTTGTTATCGCCATTATCCTACTCCTTTAACATTTGGTGAAACTGATGGAACAGGTATTCTAGGCACTCCATCTTCATATTGTCCACGTTTTCTACTTCCCATTTGCTGTGTCGCAAACTGTTGTATTTCTTCATTATACTTCTGTTTGTATAATGTGTACATATCATTTGGTCCTTTTAAAAAACTAAAGCACTCTGTTAATACGCCATGCAATAATAAAGATTCTTGGTTGGTAGATAAAAAAGTTGCCGTTGAACTATTAAAGTGAGGCGGATCAATAATATAATTAAGTTGTATGGTAAATGTAGTTGACGGAACGGGTGCAATAACTATAGTTTCATCATCCCAATTAGCATAATATTTAGGAGTTCCAGTTGCATCACCTGGGTTGAACTCAGATATAAAACTTGTATCTCTTTTTTCTAAAAAAATTCGTGTACTACTGCTTGTTATTTGTACAGACCTCAAATAAATTAAATCATCTGGCATACTAACAAACCTTTGAGATGCAACCGTAGTAGAGGTTTTATAAGCTCTCAAATCGTCGTAATCTACCTTACCTGCAATGTCTAACTCAATATTACGAATAAACTGATCTATTAAAGTATCTGATAATACATTAGAGTCAACCTCGGTGTAGTTTCTTACTTGTGTTAAAAAATTTGCGTGTGTAATTGTCATGATATACTTACAGTTACCTCTCCTATACTAGATGTCATTTCAAAAGATTCTAAAGATGTTCCAATAATATTGTCACTAGCTGAAGGTAACATGCTATTGCTATTAAAACCATTATCTATATAAATGGTAAATTTATCTAAGTCTTCACGTTCTTGTGGTCTAGGATTATTTAAAGCGATAGCATCAGCTCTGTGTTGTTTTCTACGAATTTGTGGATGTTTTGGATCATACTCAGATCTATGCACAAGTGAACCATTCCATTCCTTGACCATTTCAAGATACGGAAACTCTAGTCCAGATCTATCTGATATTGCCTTTGCGTATTTACCTCTTGCCTTTGCCATAATTACCTCTAATACAATTTAGTTGGTTTATTTCGGCCTATTTTTGTTTTAACTTGAACAAACTTACCTTTTCTAAACTTTGATGTTTCTTCCGCTTTTAATTTTTTTTGTATGTAACTTCCAGGTTCTCTTTTACCCCTTTGATTTCTTTTGTTTAGTGCTTTTATAGTTTTTTTTACATCTTTATCTTTTACTAATTTTTTTAAATCCGTTTTATTTTTGAGAAACTTATTAGTCATATTTGCTTTATCTGTTTCAGAACCTTTATCGAAATTCTTTTTAATATATCTGTTTTGCTGACTTTTTTTATGTATCTCAAGTATTTTTTTAACACCACGTTTTCCAAAACGCAACCCAAATTGAGCTAAATTAAATACACTCATATTTAACTCCCTGATGGATAATAACTTTGCGGTGTTATATACACCGAAGTTCTTTGTCCATCCTCAGTTAATGCTCTCTGTAACTCATCCTCATAAATCATTTTATTTTGTTGAACTAACTGTGGGTTTACTTTCATTGCGATGTAATACGCAAGTCCAGCAACCATGCAAGGTATAAACCTAAATGCAACATCAGCTTGATTTGTGTAAGCTCCTGCATCCTCAATTCGTTTAACACAATAAAATTTTAAATGAGTATATGTACTTGCATCGGGTGTCTGATATAAAGTTATCGTTGGTGTAGTTTGTCTATCCACATAGTATTCCGACGGTTGACCAGTTGCACCTTTATTAGGTTTACTGGCGTAATCACTTCTTGATATTTTAGTCAAAGATATATCGTTGGTTGAACTCGTTGTGCCACTTGAAGTGCTTATATACGCCTCTAGCACATCACTTGTTGCAGCAGGTGCATCATACGTTGCAGTACCAGATGTTAATGCTTGAGTATTTAATGCGACTTTCCATAAGTGAATACCACGATTAGACCACTCTGAAAATAAAATATTTAAACTTCTACGAGCTGACTTTAAATCATTACCACTATTAGTTCTAATAGCACATCGTTCATACGCTTCTTGAATAATATCGTCAATGTCTAAGTCAAATGCTGTTGTGCCTGAAGTTGCCATCTAATCTCCTAATAATCACCTCTGTAAGTCAATTTTTTAACTTGAGCACCAGTGCCTCTAACTAAAATACCATCCCTTGCCTTCAAAACTTTAGATAAAGTTTTTGCTTGTTTAGCGTGTGTTTTAGATGCTTTTTTTAAACCTTTTATGACTTTATTAATACTTCGTCTTTTGTTTGATTGCATGGTTGTCTCCTACAATATTTTAGTTTTTTTCTTTCTACCTATTTTACAACCACGAGCTTGTACCATGGTGCCTTTATTAGCTTTCACCACTCCACGACCTATTAAGATATCTTTAAAAGTTACTTTGCCGTCTTTGTTTAAGTCAGGAAACTTTTTCTTTTTTTTCTTTTTTTTAAGTTCGCCTCTAGTCCTAGCTTTTTTAACAACATCTTTAGAACCGTCTTTCAAACCTTTTGCTTTTAATTTTTCTAAATCTTCTTGTAGGCCACCTTTATTTTTTTGTGTAAAATCTGGTTTTTTCTTTTTTCTGAATAATTGCATTGCAGCTTCAATATCACTTACAGAAATTTTATCTTTTTTTGCTTGTTTTTTTAAATTTTCTGTTCTTGACAGAGAAACTTTATCTAACGCTTTCATTGCTTCTTTCAAATCAGTTTCTGTAAATTTATCCATAACACCACCTTCATTTCTTTGAGCAAATTTTGCACCACCAAGACCAGCCTTAGTTGGGTCATAAGATGTGCTTTTGGTAGATAAAGCTTTGTATAATTTAGATAACAAACCATCTTCTTTTTGATTTTTAATTTTTGATTTATATCTTGTTTTACTAGGTTCTTTATCTTTACCATAATTAACTTTACCAATAATATTGCCACTAGTTACAAAATCTGACATATCTATATTACCAATGTTGCCACCTTTTGATGGAAAGGTATCGTAATTAAACCCAGCATCACTCTTGTATGTTTTTTTAATATTTCGTGCCATAATAATCTCCTAAATATCTATTAATCCACCATAGTATTTTTTATCTATGGTTCTTACATTCGTAGGCTTTGGTCCTACATTACCCGCCTTCCTTTTTCTGGTAACAGCAGAGCGAATTTGACTTTTGCTCATTTTAGCAGCTTTGGCAGCTGGAACACATTTAGGATATTTACGTTTTGAGCCTTTTGCACTTTTACGCCCACACTTCTTATACCCACCCCCTTTTTTCGGAGCACCTATATCAACCCAATTTTCACTAAACCATTTCTTTAAACTCATTACATTAAATCTTTGTAGTAAGCTGCGGCAGATGGATTGCTCATAGTCATGCCATCTATATCAACACTAATCGCTGATCCAGATGTGTCACCTGCTTCAACAAATGTACCTTCTTTAGCTGGTTTTGGACCCCTAAAGTCTTTTCTCTTTACACCGCTAGGATCTTTTACCTTACCGGCACAGACTTTACTTGCGTATGCATTAGCGTAAGCACTAGGGTAGACATCAAACTTGCGTTTAGCAGCAGCTTTACCCCTTGGACATAATTTTTGACCCTTTTTTTTAGCCATATACCCTCCATGGTTGATATATAATTAAATTTTATCAGTTTTTATATATACTAGCTAGACCTTGATTTACGTTTTTTCTTTGCGGCACAATGTGCACGTTGACTAAAACCTTTCGGATTCTTACAATTTATTTTAGCTTTTCTCTTTTTAGACCATTTTTTTTTCTGTGGTGGTTTTGAAACTTGCTGTGGCATTTGAGCTCTACCTATGGGCATTTTGAGTACCTCACTTTTCCATTTTCATCTTTTTCAGCAATAAGATAATTTTCTCTATTGCTATACTCACTTACGAATGAAACATGCACCCAACCTGAGTTTGGCTCTATTGGGTCATGAAACTCTAATATTACTTGATCGAATGATACGTTTTGACTAATCCAATCAGATAAGTCTTTATTTGAAACCCCAGGTATTTCAATATCAGCGGCTTGACCTTTGCAGTGCTGCGATCGAGAAGATGAACCTATTTTTTGACTAAGCTCATGCGAACGAAAGCCTGATGTAATCACAACAGGTTTATCAAAATAATTTCTAATAGGTTGCAAAACATTCTCACATAGAGAAACTAAATTAGCTATTTGCTCTTTATCAGGATTGTTGTCAATACCACATCTCTCAGCAGTCTGAGATTTGACTAACTCAGCTAAAGTAAAATTATCACTTAACTTCATACAAATATGATAAATATTAATAGGATTAGTATAATTGCATCTCTTATGATACAACTTTCACAAGTCCAACTATCTTTGTATTTAGTCCACAACTTATTTACAGTTTTATAAACGTTTGTTAACATTTCCATCTTCTCCTTGCTTGGCAAATTCTTTTATTTGGTGTTTTACGACAGTTTATATTGTGCATTTTTGCTTGACCTGCACTTCTAGCACAAAATGACTTTCTCCTTTTAGCAGACTTACTGCCAGGTTTGACTTTACCTGTTACTGCTGTTTTAAGTTTACTGCCTGGGTTCATACGACGATAAGCTTTAACACCAGCTTTCGTCATACCAGCACCTTTTTCTGTTGGACGATAATTCTTTTTGTTACGAGCAGGCATACCGCCGTTTTTAAAGCCTACCAACTCATTTGTATACTGTTCTACGGTAATATCCATAATTAGTCGTAATTTTTAATAAACTCTGTAATGACTGTGTAAGTATTTCCCGAGTCAGCAGCTCCTGGAACAACAAAGTTGACATCGCTTTGATTAGAGTTGGATGAAGTGTTTGCTGGAATACCGCCAAACTCTCTAAAGTCCCAGTAACCTGAATCTACCAATGTTACGATCGGTATGTCACCATCTGAGTCTTCAAAGTCTAATCTTGCAAATGAATCGCCACCATCACCATTAGCACATGACCACCATATTCTTTGTGGACTTACTGTAGTTACTGATTGCCCGTTTGCGTTTGCGGCAAGAGCTGATACATCAGCAAAAACTGTTGTACCGCCTGTGCCATCTGATTCGTTTACGATTTTAATTACTACTCTCTTATCGTTTTCTTGTAAGATTGTAGGTCCTGTTACTGTATCTGCCATGGTTTCCCTCCTTAATTAAGAAACAATGTTCCACGTGGAACAAAAAGTGCCTCCGAAGAGGCACTATAAATATTACTGATCTGCAAAAGCAGGTGCTGTTGTTGATGTAACATTTCCAAAAATTTGGTAATTAGTTGTATCTATACCCATTATGGTAACGTCAAAACCAGCAGGGACATTCATTTGAATACTGCTATTTGAGTTGCCATCTGAAAATACTGAACTTACTTCATTTCCATCAGTGTCTAAAAATGTTACTCCACCAATATAAAAGTTTGTGTTACCTGGAGTGACGATGATTGCATCAGTTGCATCAGCGGCTCCACCAGCGTAAACAAATCTAAACATAGATCCTGCTATTGGTGCAGGT